TCATGGCTTCACGATCCTGACTCTGATGTTGGTGACGTTCATCTTTCTAAAAAGCTTGAGGGCCGCGATCTTTTGTTTTTCGTTGGGAACCTCCCATGTTCCGATCAGGCGATTTTGCGCCAGCACCTCGGACTGGCGCAATAGCTGGGCTCGCGCGTTTGGAGCGTCCACGACTTTCCACTTCCGATCGATAACATACTCATTTTGTATGCCATCAAACTTCACCGGCCGTTTCGAGCCATCCGGCATCGTCCGCATCAACGTCGGTGCTTGGCCGAGCCGGGCCCCCGTCGCGGAATCATTGTATAGTTTTGCCGGAGTGTTGCGACCGAGATTCTCTTTCGCCCATCCGATCTGCGGCGGATCATAGCTTGTGCGAGGCGCTGCCCCGCGAAGGCGGCGCAAGGCGGAAATCTTGCCGAGCGCCGCACCGGGCGTGGCTGCCAAAGCGACGTTGCCAGCGACCGATCCGGTCGCTCGGCCAATCTCACGCGGCGAGGCATTGGCGACCGCGTCCACCGCCCGCGAAACCTGGATGCGAGCTCGCGTATCTTCGGCCGCTATCGCCGTATCGATCATGCTGGCGATCCCAACACCGGCGTTACGAATGGTGGTGGCCGGATTCGTCGTCAGCACGGAATGCGCCGCCGCGACCGCCCCTTCCGCAACACCGTACACCCCTTCACCGACACCGCCGACAAATTCAGCGGCCGGATTTGGCTGATCTCCGAGCCGCGACGCAATGGGCTTTGGCTGTCCCCCGGTCGCCCGGCGCTCCTCTGGTCTCCCGCTGAGTCTCGCTGGTTGCTCCGCGCGCCGGGCTTCCGGCTTCGGCCCTGCCGCGATCCGCGGCTTCTGAGGATTGTCGCGACCGAGGATGTTAGGCACGCGGGAGGTGGATTTGGCCTTACCCGCACCGTAATAATGTCCCGTCTCGGCAAAGGTGAACCTGCCGTCCGACGGATCGTACCAAGGATTGAACTTGCGCTCGATCGCATCATTCTTCGTGGATGCGGGCAATCTTCCCGTGCGCAACCATATCAGAAAAGCACGGCGCCATTCGTCTTCTGACATTTCGATCATGCCGCATCACCTCTGCTGCGAGGCAAGAACATTTCAGAAACATTATCTAACAAGTCAAGCTGGATCGCTTGAGTTCTGACCCTGCTGGTCTGGCGGCGTTCCGCAACACGAAACAGTCCAATTCAGTGGACTAGAACGACCGGTCCCAGCTAGTCCTCTATGGTGCCTAGCTAACAGTCGCTTTTCTGCGGATTTCAGGAAATGGTGCCGCTTACAGGACTCGAACCTGTGACCCCCGCATTACGAAAACATAGGCTGTTTAACGCTCCTGCCATGTTGTCTCTGATGCGCACTTACTGAAGCAGCTCCGAAAATCGCAGTTTTCCGTTCGCAATTTTCAGTTGCACCGGAAACGCACCGGACGCCTATTTCAGCACCAGCAAGTTCGTCCGCGACGCAGTCGAGTTTCTGCATCGCGCCAATCGACTCCTGATCCGGGGGGCCGACGTGACGTCGCTGTTTATCCAAATCTCCGCTATTCCATCCATCCCTGCCAACCTTCTCGCCACGGGAGCATCCGCATGACGGCGCGCTCCTTTGGTCAGATCGCTGGTAGCTTCGCTGATCGCCGTAACCCCGATCGTGAAAAAACGCCCCGGCGCAACAGCTATGACATCAATGATCGACGGGCGCAGATCTTCAGTCCCGTTCGGGACGGCTGGGACTGGATCGGCGCCATCATGCAGGCATTCGATGAGTTGCTGCATGATCAACGCACCACACGATACAAGGAAGCCGACCGGCTACAGGATGGCGACCGTCGTATTCTGCTCAGCTTCCTGAAGCTCATCGATTTCAAGACCGGCCAGTTGGATCCGAGTTATCAGCAATTGGCCGACCGTGCGGGATGCCATCGAGCGACCGCCATCGAGGCCTGCAAGCGCTTCGCCAAATGGCTGGGCCTGAAATGGGTCCGACGTACCATCGTCGCGGAGACAGTCGGCATGGCAGGACCACAGCGCGAGCAAATCAGCAACGCCTTCGTCTTTGACCTCAGCAGCGCGCCACGCCGCGTCTGGGCCACGTTCAAGGCGGCCCTTCGCCGCAAGGTCATCAAGCGCAGGGGCAAGGCTCCCCAACACCTGAATAAAGCGCCAGCGCGGGCCGACGACCCTACTCTTCTCGCTGCGTTAAATTCCTTGGGCAAAGCGCTCGACGAAGGGGGTAGCGCTAGTCGGGAGTCCCGACACTATCCAGGGGTAGAAATATAAAAGGGGGAAAGGACTGGCTTCGCCAGACGTAGTTTGACCGGACCACCATCATCGTCGCCTGAAAAGGCCATCAAGCACTCACGACGCGCGGTCGGGGGCCGGAGCCGCATACGCGTCTCCGGGGGCTTCCCAGAGGGAGCCCAGGGCGAAACGAGTGCATCTCACGGCGGCTGCGCAAGCGGCCCTGTAGCTGCATCGAAACGCATCAGCACATCGTGCCGTCTGATGGGCTTCCGGCCTAGGACTTAGGCCGGTTTGAGGCAGTAGCCACGCCTGCATCAAAAGGGACATAAAAAGCGCGCGGGCGAGGCGGGGGGAAAAGCGAGTTTTTAGGGGTGGCAGCCCGGAATTGTTGGATTTGGGATCTCTCGCCTCCAAACACCCATGACACGACGCGTAATATTATTACGCAACAAAAAGGGCGACCCGCGCGCTACGGATCGCCCTGGATCATCTCACCATGCGCAGTGGCTTTAGCCGGGCAACGGAAAATTGCTCACGATCAGTTCGGCCACCGCCTTGTTCTGCACGCCAATCGAATAGGTCGTCGGGGTTTCGGTAACATGGAAGCGACCGAAGGTCTCCCACGCGCCCGGCGTCGCGTTGATGGAGAGCAGGAACTTGCCCTTGATGCCCTCCAGCTGGTCGGCCAACTGCGCGAAATCCTTGCGCGAGAAGACGTCCTGCCCATAGTGCGTCTCACATCCCCAATAGGGCGGATCGAGATAGAACAGCGCCCCGACACGGTCGTATCGGCGGATGAAATCCCCATAGGCCAGCTGCTCGATGATAACGCCCGCCAATCGCTCATGAATGTCCGCCAGCATCGGCTCGAGCTTCGTGACATTGAACCGTCCGCCGGCAACCCGGTCGACACCGAAATTCCGGCCCGACACCTTACCGCCAAAGGCGAGCCGCTGCAGATAGAGGAACCGCGCCGCGCGCTGCAGGTCCGTCAGCCGGTCGGCCGGCAACGCCCGCAGCCGCTCAAATTCCGCCCTGCTCGAAACCCGCCAGCGCAGCATATCGATGAAATAGGGGTAATGCTCCTGCAGGACGCGGAAGAAGGTGGCGACGTCCCCGCTGATATCGTTGATCGCCTCGGCCCTGGGCCGCGCGGGACGCCTCAGGAAGATGCCGCCCATTCCCACAAACGGCTCGGCATAGCTGTCATGCGGCACCTGGCTGATGATCGATATGAGCCGCCGCGCCAGATTGCGCTTGCCGCCAATATATCCGGCGGCGGGAGAAACGGGGTGAACATTTTCGAGTGACATGTAGGATTCTCGCTCACAGATGAACCACCGCCCTGATGAGAGCGGGGCGGCCAGGGTGGCCGATTGGTTGTGGCGAGAGCATCCTCGTCGGTGGCCGCGTTGCAGCGCGGTCATCCCCGCTTTCACGGAAATATGGTCATGGCCTCACGGCGCGATGCGCACGCGCTCCCGGAACTGCAGCGCCTCGAAGCCCAGTTGGTCATTGAGTTCCAGAAAGACAGACTGCAACGGCTCGATCTCCAGTTCGAAGAAGCTGTCGAGCGCCTTGGCCGGATCGCCGAAGCCTCCCGCATTCGCCGGGATGATGCCAAGCAGCTGCGGCGGCACGCGGTGCGCGGCCAGCACGTCATCCCGCGTCGTATTCTTGATCCCCAGAAAATCGTCCTTGGCCCCGACCTCCGCGATCGGGATGATCTTGATCCCGCCATCCTTCCCGTCCGGGGAATGCACGAACATGTTGCGAAAATTGCCCGGCCCCTTCGCGCGTTTCAGCGCATCCCGCATCGCATCGATATCGTTGTCGGCGAACTGGCCAGTGGCATAGAGGATGTAGCCCGCATGGCTCCCATTTTCGAAATAGCGGCGACGGAACAGGGTCGCGTTCTCGTTAAGCAGCGCCGATTGCAGCGCCGAAAGATATTCGGGCAGGCCATAGATCTCCTGATTGATGTCCGGCGCGAGGATCTGATGCACCGTGCCGGGCTCGAATTCGCTCTCGTTGCGATACCCTGGCACCCACCAGAAACGGCCCGGCACGACACCGCGCCGCGTATATTTGGCAAGGCAATGGTCTAGCCGCATCACCCCGCCAAGCCGGTTCCTGACCTCCTGCACATAGGCATTCCCCATCACCAGATAGTCCTGCACGATGCCGGCGAACGTCTTGCGCGACATCCATGGCGTCGGATCAAGGCTGGCCGCCAGCATGTTGCGCTTCAGGATGATGGCGCTGCTATGATGCGGCGATGCCCGGAATGCGCGGGCAAGGCCGTCCAGCGAGACTGGCGGCTCATACCAGCGGCCATTGTCCCAGCATTCCAGCATGTCGAGCATGGTGGCCCGGCTCAGCACCGGCTCAGGATCCCCGAAGGTGAACGCCTCGACCGCGCCGCGGCGGTTATCGTTGGCCGCGACAATCGCGCCCTGCGACGCTGTGGCCGTTTCCCGGCGGTTCATACGGCGTGCGCGCTTGCTCATTCGATAATCTCCATCGTGCCCTTTGGCGCTTCCTTGCCATCGAGCGGTTCATTCATGAGGATGTGCATGGTGGCCCAAGCGAGATCCGCATGGCCGTCATTGCCGCCGCGCCCCGCCTTGAAGGTGACGTTGCGCCCGCTGGTGGTCAGCGTCTTCTTGATCGAGACGAAGGCCGACACGATGTCGAGCATCCCGCTGTCAAAGGCGAGCCGCCCCCGGCGGACGACATTTTGCGCCTTCATGATCATGCCGGCCTTCACTTCCAGCGAATATTCGATCTTCGCGACCGAACAGCCAGGTATCGCCCCCGGCTTGGCGAGCAGCTGATACACACCAGCGCCCACGCCCTTGGCGTCGATGCCCAGATAGGTGCAATTATACCGGCTCAGCACCGCCTTGATGAATTCCGCCTGCTGCTCGAAATCCAGCCCGCGCAGCTGATGGCGCTCAAGGATCCTGAACGGCCCACCTTCGGTTGACGGTGGCGCGGCGATCACCAGCGCGGCATTGTCGCCATTCTCGCTTTCCTGCGGATCATAGCCAGCCCACACAGAGCGATTGCCATAAGGCCGGGCCGCCTCGGGGTCGAAATCCACCCATTCGATCAGGCTGTCACAGCCGCAGGAAATCAGGTCGTTGAACTTGAACGCCGACAGGCTGTCGTCAACAAACTCGCACATGTAGAGGTTGGCGAATTCGTCGGGCGCATATTCGTCTTCCAGTTCCTCCATATCAAACAAGTCGCAACCGCCCATGGCCGCGTCGCTGATGGTGACGATGTTGCGCCAGATGCGATCCGGGCCGACGCTGCCGATGGCAAGCGCTGCATGGCTGACGTCGATCTCTATCCGGTCGGCTTTCTTGCGGCGACGGTTGCGCCGTTCCCCGGTCCAGTAGGGATAGGCCGGATGCGCGATGGTCGATGGCGTAGAGAAATAGGTTTTTCGCCATTTCTTGTGCGTCGCCATGCCAGAAGCGACCTTGTTCAGCTCCTCGAACGAGTGGACCCAGAAAAATTCGTCAAAGTAGAAATTGCCGCTGCGCCCCTGTGCCGTGCGGAAGTTCGTGCCCAGAAAGTGCAGTTCCGCCGCCGCGTCCTCTTCCGCCCGCAGGTCGGACGTGATCAGCATCGGATCGCCGGTCAGGGTTACACCCACCAGCTTGGCGAAGCTGACGATATAGGACCGGAACTGATGCGCCTGGGCTTTTGATGCCGACAGGAAGATCTGGTTACGGCCCGTCTCGATCGCGTCCATCAACGCTTCGAAGGCGAAATAGTAGGTCGCGCCGATCTGCCGCGACTTCAGGATCATGCGGGTCCGCCGATCCTTCTCCTCCCACCAACGCAGCTGATAATCGAAGCATCCTGCAAGGAAGATGCGCTTGAGCTCTTCCGCCTGCTCTTCAGTGAAATGGTTCTTTTTGGGCTTCTTGCGCGGCCCGGCATTCCGGTTCCCGACCTTTTCGTTCAGATCGCCTGCATGGCCGCCGGGAGCGTCATAGCGGCGCACGCGGGCCAGCGTCTCGATGGAGCGATTGAGCGCATCCATTTCGACCAGATCGGCGCTGGTCTTCTTTTCCTTGGCGATCAGGGTCAGCAGCCGGATTTCCAGCCCGTCCTCGATCTTCTTGATCGATGGCGCCTCATCCCAGCGCTGACGTTGTTTCCATGATTCGATCGTGGCGCGCGGGAAGGGCTTGCCCTTGTCATTCACCACGCCGTGCAGCGCGAATTCATCCGCAATCTGGGTGACACCCCACCCACGCCAGTAAAGGCTGCGCGCGTGGCGCTCGGGATCGAACCGCAGATAGGGCGATAGCGGGCCGCTCTGGTGAAGGACGTGCGTGGTCATAGGGGCGGACCATGCCCCGCACCCAAGCCTATGATCATGGGCGTCTATTTGGACAGGCGGCTATCCAAATGCAGGGACTTGAGACTGCCCGCCCGACGGCCCTTTTCTGGCCACCGACATCAGGGGCTCACTGCCCCGCAACCACGGGAACCGGAACCGACCATGGCCAAGAGCAAATTTTTCCGCGTCTTTGTCGAAGGCTTCACCGCCAGCGATGGCCGCAAGATCGAGGCATCGTGGATCGACGACATCGTCTCCACCTTCAACGCCGCCACCTACACCCCGCGCATCAACATCGAGCATATCAAGGGCTACAGCCCGGAACCGCCGTTCAACGGCTATGGCGATGTCGTCGCGGTCAAGGCACAGACCGATGAACTGGTGATCAACGGCCAGACTGAACGCCGCCGCGCGCTCTACCTGCAGGTTGACCCCAATGAGCAGTTGATCGCCATGCGCGCCAAGGGCCAGAAGCCCTTTCCCTCGGTGGAAATCTCGCCCGATTTCGCCGGCACCGGCAAGGTGGGGCTGGTGGGCCTCGCCCTTACCGACAATCCCGCCTCTCTGGGCACCGAAGCGTTCAACTTTTCGGCTTTCAAACCGATGTTCGACGCCCGAAAATCCGCGCCGAACAACCTCTTCTCGGAAGCCTTCGAAGCGGTGGACATCGTCATGGAGGATGCGCCTGTGGACGGCACCGGCATCGCCGCCGCCATCGCATCCGGCTTCGCAAGCCTCGCGGCGAAATTCACCGGCAGCGGCGATGGCAAGAAGGAACAGCCGAGCGAACCGCCCAAGCCCGCCAACGACAACAGCTTCGACGTCGCCGCCTTCACCGCCGGCCTCGCGGAACAAGTCGCCGCCGCCGTGAAGCCGGCCAATGATGCAGTAACCAAGATCCAGGGCGATTTCGCCGCGCTGCTCGCCAAGCTGGAATCCACCGAGCAGACCGGATTTTCACGCGCGCCCGCGACCGGCGGTTCCAACGCGATCCAGACCAACTGCTGATCCTCGCCGCCGCCCGCCTCAACACCTTGGAGTAATCCCCACATGCGTCGTGAAACCCGTATCGCGTATAACGCCTATCTGGCCCAGATTGCGCGCCTCAATGGCGTGGAACTGGCGACCGAAAGCTTTTCGGTCGCCCCGACCGTCCAGCAGACGTTGAGCGAACTCATCCAGCAGTCCAGCGCTTTCCTTCAGAAGATCGCGTTCGAAACCGTGCCCAATCAAGAAGGCCAGAAGGTCGGCGTGGGCGTAACCCGCCCGCTGGCTGGCCGGGTCAATACGCGCGGCGGCACGCGCCGAACGCCCACCGATCCGACCGACACCAGCGACGGCGGCAACTACCGGTGCGAACAGACCTTTTATGACCATGCACTCAGTTGGGAACGGCTCGACGCATGGCGCCACAAGCCCAATTTCCAAACGCTGGTCCGTGACGTTATCGTGCAGCGTCAGGGGCTCGACCGCATCACCATCGGCTTTCACGGCACGTCGGTCGCCGCCACCACCAATCTGGTCGCCAATCCGCGCCTTCAGGACGTCAACAAGGGCTGGTTGCACAAGATCCGCCAATATGCGCCGGAACGTGTGCTGGACGACGGCGCGCTGACGGCTGCGGGCAAGGCGATCTATGTTGCCGACACCGACGACGCCACCAAGCGCGACTATGTCAATCTCGACGCGCTGGTGAAGGACGCCGCAGCCGGCCTGCTCGATGAATGGCATCAGGAAGCCGATGACCTCGTCGTGATGATCGGCCGGGATCTCGTCCACGACAAGCAGATGCCGATCGTCAACAAGGCGGGCAACACCCCTACCGAACAGCTGGCGCGTGACATCATCCTGCGCGGCGCCAATCAGGTCGGCGGCTATTATGCCGAGCGCGTCCCCGACTTCCCGACCGCGACCCTGCTCATCACCAGCTACAAAAATCTGGCGATCTATGAGCAGGAGGAATCGCGCCGCCGCTACGTCAAGGACGAACCGGAACTGACCCAGATCGCCAACTATGAAAGCGTCAACGAGGCTTTCGTGGTCGAGGATTACGGCAAATGCGCCCTGGTCGAAAACATCGTCATGGGGCCGAAGCCCGCCTGATCGGCGCGGCCCTGAACGCAATCCGCTCCATCTGACAGGACACGCATATGAGCCTCGCTCGTCGCAATCGTGATCGCATCCTCGCTGCCCAGACCATCAGCGCAGCGGCTGCACCTGCTGGTGGAGCGGGCGCCGCCCCTGCTGCCGATAATCTCCAGGCAGCAGGGGCGGTCAATCCTTCCCCCGCCAATCGCGCCGCGGCGCAGATCGGCCTGCGCCTGACGCATGATCTGCGCCGCCTGAAGGAAATCCGGTCCATCGACCTCAAGATTGCCGCCAAGCGCGAAATGCTGCCGGAATATCGCGATTGGGTGGCCGGCGTCGTCGGCGCGGATGCAGGTGTCGGCACCGGCCTTGCGGCTGATGTCGTGCCGACCATCATGGTCTGGCATATCGACACCGGCGCCTATGCCGCCGCGCTCGACATCGCCGATTTCCTGCTGAGGCATAAGGTCGCGATGCCGTCGCGCTATCAACGCGATGCCGCGACGATCGTGGTGGAAGAAATCGCCACCGCCGCGCTCAAAGCACAGGGCGCCGACGCGTCCTTCCCGCTCGAAATCCTCGATCACGTTTCCGACCTGACCGCCGCCTGCGACATCCATGACGAGGTACGCGCCAAGCTGCTCAAGGCGATCGGCATAGAGCAGCTGCGCGACGCTGAGGATCTTTCCGCAGATGATGCCTTCGCCGCCCTGACAGCGGCAGTCTCCACCCTGAACGAAGCCCAGCGTCTCAATGACCGGGTCGGCGTGAAGGACAGGATCAAGCGCGGCCTAAAGCTGATGGCAGCCATCACCGCTGCCCGCGAAAAGGCCATCGCCGAACAGAACAACGAACAGGGCGGCCTGGACCAGAACGGTTCCGGCGCCTGACAGGCTCGCCCCCGGCGCTCAGGGGCGGATCGCGCGATGCGGGAGGCCTTCGGGCCGCAGGGCCGCACTCTGCCCCGATCCTCACCCCTGTAAGCCGGCGGGCCGGCCGGAATGGAGACGTTATGACCATTGCCCTCGCCATCTGGCTCATCTTCAAATGCCTGTTCCTCACCCTGTCGGCGTTGATCTTCGCCGCCCTTGGCATCGGATGCGGCATCGGCGCCATGCTGGCGGTGGATGATGGTTCGCATCCCGCACTGGCGCCCTCTCTGCTGGGCATCAGTCTTTATTTTCTGTGCTGGGAAATCGCCTTCATCGCCCTGCTGGCGCGGATGATCATTGCATGACCTTCGTCGCCCGCCCTCCCGCATCCGAAATCGATCAGCCACCGGGGCCGGAAGCCGACGTCATCAACGACAGCTTTTTCCCGGATATCAACCCGGCGGCTGTTCGCGAGGCCGCGAGGATCCCGACCAGCATCACGCCCGCCCGCCTGCGCGCCGCCATCCTTGGCGCGATCATGACGGTGGAGATCGACCTGCGTGCATTCGCCGCGGCGTCCATCGCCGCAGGCCATGCCACGCTCGCCGCCGTCCCCGCGCCGCAGCTGGATGGACAGAGCGTGCAGCTGCTCCGCTACGGCCGCGCCATCGCCCTTTACGCCAAGGCCGAATTGATCGAACGCCACCGGGATTTCGACACCACGGCAGCCGGCGGCGGTCAGGTGGACGAACTCACCCCGTCCATCGGCGAACTGCGCCGCGATGCGCAACATGCCGTGCGCGACATGCTCGGTCGCACCCGCACCGTGGTCGATCTCATCTGATGCCGGCCGAACAGCGCCTTGTGGCCCTACAGGGGGACAAGCTGGACCTGCTGCTCTGGCGCGATGCCGGGCTTGGCCCCGCCGAAATCGCCCGTGTGTGCGACGCCAATCCCGGCCTTGCCGCCCTTGGCCCTGTCCTACCGCGCGGCACCGTGGTCATCGTGCCCGCCACCACCGATGCCGGCGCCGCCCGCGCGCTCCCCCTCATTCAGCTTTGGGACTGATCCATGGACCTGCAAAACTCCCTCGAATCGGCGGCAGACCTGATCCGCTCGCTCACCCCCTCGCTGATCGGCTCCGCCGTCGCACAGGCATGGAAGCCCTCGCTGCCCTTCCGCCAGCGCTTCCTGCAATGGGTGGTGGGTTCCACCGTCAGTTTCTACGCCACCAACGCCATCACGGCGCTGACGGGCTGGAACGGCTTTGTCGCACAATCGATCGCCTTCGGCATCGCCCTGATCGCCGTGGACGCCACCCCGCGCATCGCCAAGGCCGCGATCGACACGCTCAGCAGCGTGCCGGGCCGCCTCGCTGACCGCTTTCTGCCGAAGAAGGACTGACCCATGCAGCTGTCGCCCAACTTTAGCCTGGCCGAATTTACCGCGTCCGCAACCGCCGTGGCCCAGCGGATCGACAACACCCCCAGCGCCGTCCAGATCGCGGCGATGAAGCTGCTCTGCGCCAAGGTGCTGGAGCCGCTTCGTGCCCATTTCGGCAAGCCGGTGCATGTCACGTCGGGTTTCCGTTCACCAAAGCTTTGCCTCGCGATCGGATCGGCAGTCACCAGCCAGCACGCCTTTGGCGAAGCCGCCGATTTCGAGATCCCCGGCATCGACAATGTGACGGTCGCCACCTTCATCCGCGAACGCATGGCGTTCGACCAGTTGATCTTGGAAAATTACACGCGCGGTCAGCCAAACAGCGGCTGGATCCACGTCAGCTATCGTGATGGCCGGCTGCGCAAGGATGTGCTGACCTATTCGCGTCGCGCCTATTTCAAAGGGCTGCTGGGATGATCGGGAAATCGCATCTCGCTATGGCCGCCGCACTGGCCGCCTGCACGGCCGGCATCGGTGGCTTCTTCTATGGCACCAGCGTTGGCAGTGCGCAGGAACAGGCTGCGCAGAAGCGAGCGGACGATGCTCGGGATGCCGCCGCCAAGAAGCTGCAGGGCCAGATCGACGCCGCGACCGAGCGCGCACAGGCAGTGGAATATGCCCGCCAGGGCGTTGTCAGGGAAATTTACAATGAAACGCAGAAGGTCATCGAAAAGCCGGTCTATCGCAATCTGTGCGTTGATGCTGACGGCGTCGGCCTGCTCGACCGCGCCGCGTCCACGGCCAACAGCGAAGATCTCTGGCGCATATCTGGCGACACCCGCCCCATTGCCGAAGGTCCAGCGGAATGAGGCGGGAGAGATGACCGGGGCGCAATGCCTCGGAAGTCTCACCAACATTTATGACGTCGCGGGCCAGATCCGTGCTGCCCTGATCGAATTGCAGGCGCAGGCCCGCATGGCGAACGCACAGGCGGATTGACGATGCGCAAGGCCGACAGTCTGCGGCAGTGGCTCACCGCCTTCCTGCCTGATCTAAAAACCCATCCCGACCGGCTTCAGATCTATGTCGAGGCCGGCCAGATCAACGCGCGGCAATCGCGCACCCTGTCCTTCGCCTATGCCTATACGCTCAAGGTCGGCATCTGGGATTTCGCGGGCGATGCCGACACGATCATGGTGCCGGTCCTGGCATGGATCGAGAAGGAACAGCCCCAGCTGCTGCGCCGCACCGATGCCCAGCCCTTCACCTTCGAAGCGGAACTGCTCGACAGCGAGGCGTCAGATATTCTGATCTCCATCGACCTCACCGAAAATGTGCTGGTGATGCCGCGCGCGGATGGCAGCGGCTATGATCTCGACCATCCCGCCGAACCAGATTTTTCGGACAGTTTCGACGGTGAACAGCCCACCTTCCTGCAAGGCTTCGCCGCGACCGAAAATGTTTTGGAATCGTCAGATCCCAATGCGGTGCTGACCCCGGCCATTCCGCCCAATGCCTGATCCCGCCACATGACCGAAGATCTGGCCGAAATCGAACGGATCGCCGGGGCACTGCTCCGCAGCCTCTCCTCAGGCCAGCGCCGCACCCTCATGCGCCGTATGGCCCGCACCTTGGGCCAGAGCCAGCGCGAGCGCATCGCCGCCCAGCGCCAGCCTGACGGCGCGAAATTCGAAGCCCGCAAGGAAAAAACCCCGCCGGTGTCGGGCCGTGGCGCAACCTGTTTCCTCTACCCGGCCAGCGGTGGCGGCGAACCGCGTAAGGTCATCATGAAAAGCTTTGCCTGGGGCAATGACCGCATGATGACCGGCTTCGATATCGAGGCCGGCGCCATCCGCTCTTTCGCCTTCGACAAGGTGGTGAAGTGGCTCCCGGTGCCGGTGGAATATCGCAATGCCGGCGGCAGCAGCCTGCGCCGCCGGGGCGGCCTGCGTCGCCGCGCCATGTTCCGCCGTCTCGCCAGCGCGCGCTTCCTGCGCACCGGCGCCGACGATCAGGGCTTTTGGGTCGGCTTTTCCGGCAAGGTGTCGCAGATCGCGGGCGTCCACCAATATGGTCTGCGCGACAAGCCGTCGTTGCGGGCGGAGGCGGTGCCCTATCCCAAGCGTGCATTGCTCGGCGCGACAGCAAGAGACCGCGAGCAACTGCTCGATCTGCTTTACACCCACATTTCAGATGCCTAGCCAATCGGCTGCTCCGGCGGCAATATGGCATCCAAATAGAACAAATCGCTCCATTGCTGCCAGATTTCCACGAATGATTTGGTGAAGCATCGATTTTGGTGCATTATTGCACTGCACAATTGCTAGGGGATGAAATTGTGGGTGACGTGAATGCGGCAGGCCTGAGCATCAAGCCACAGAAACAGGAATTTCTGTCCATCCAGGTGTTGCGCGGGGTCGCGGCTCTGAGCGTCGTCATCTTTCATTCGCTCATGAGGTTCGGGACGGAGGTAAATGCTCTTGCCGCCGGCGTGGACATATTTTTTGTCATTTCGGGCTTCGTCATGGTTGCATCTACGGATGGCAAGCCACTCACGCCCGGAACATTTCTGAAGCGCCGGCTGCAAAGGATCGTTCCCCTCTACTGGATCGCGCTGGCCGCGACGTTGGTGACGATCATGGTCGGGGTCATGGACAGGCCACTGCCTCCGCCAGACGAGATCTTGAAATCCTTCTTCTTCATTTTTTATACCGACAGCCACAGCCTCAAGCCGCTCCCATTCCTGGGAGTGGGCTGGACACTCAATTATGAGATGCTGTTCTACCTGCTGTTCGCGGCCACCATGGCGCTGGGAACGCTGCGTCAGATCTTCGTCCTGGCGGTCGTCTTCGCCCTTGCAGTGGCTGCCCGAAAATTCATTGATCCCAACAATGGATTTGCCCTGCGGATGACGAGCCCGCTGCCTTTCGAATTTCTGTTTGGCATGTGCATCGCCTATTTTCGTCCGATCATACTCAAGGTGCCAACCGCACTCTTGGTCATCGCACTGACCGTTGGCGTCGCCATACTCATAATGGATATCCAAAGCGCGCGTACGATAACGGGCGGCATCCCCTCAGCAATGATCGTCGCTGCCGCTGTGGGCCTTGAGCGTCGTCTACCTTGGGGTGCGTTCAAACCCGCGCTCTGGATCGGTAACGCGTCCTATGCCTTGTACCTGTTCCATGGGCTTGTAATTGATATTCTTCTGGAGTTTGGACCCAAGGTCAATATTGTGGTTGGAACGCTGTTTTTCACTATCTGCTCAGTGATCTCCGCATTATTGATCTATTCATTCATTGAAAAGCCGATCATGAATTTCATGAGAAGCATTTCAACTGCGAAGAGATCGTCCATCGGCAACGAGAATGCTGCGACCATCTCTTAGATCAGCGATTTCACACTGCTCGGCGGATTGAGACATTTGGGGTTCCCCCTGCGTGTGCAGGCCGAGCCCTATCCGAAACGCGAACTGCTAGGCGCGTCGGAGGCCGACCGCGAGGCGCTGCTGGATTTGCTATACAGCCAGATCACCGAAGCCGCCTAGGGTGCGGACTCATTAGAGCCACCAGATGACGGCGGCGGCGAGGCTGATGGCACCCATGAAGTTTTTGAGGTTGCGATCGAAGCGGGTGGCGATGCGGCGCCAGTCTTTGAAGCGGCAGAACATTCGCTCGATGACATTACGCTGTTTGTAGATCGCTCGATCGTAATCGTACTGGATCTTGCGGTTCTTGCGCGGCGGGATGACGGCCTGGGTGCCGCGCTCGTCAAGCCATTCGCGCAGGGCCTGACTGTCATAGCCTTTGTCGGCGACGAGTTGGGCCGAGGGCGGCATGGCCTCGATGCAAAGCTGCGCGACCTTGCAATCATGGACGTTTCCGGGCGTCAGGAGCAGGACGCAGGGGCGGCCTTTCTCGTCGCAGACCGCGTGGAGCTTGGTGTTGCGTCCGCCTTTCGTGCGGCCGATACCATGAGCCAAGGCCCCCCTTTCCCACCACCGGCGCAGCGGTGGACCTTGATGCAACTGCTGTCGATGAACAGGCGATCTGGAGCGTCGCCGGCTCCAGCCAGCGCGCTGAAAATACCTTCCCAGATGCCGCGTTCGGACCAGCGGACGAACCGATTGTAGAGCGTCTTCTTCGGACCATAAACCTCAGCACAGTCCGCCCAGCGCCCGCCGCAGCGAAGCGCGTGGATGATCCCGCTCAACACTCGACGATCATCCACACGAGGCTTGCCGCGAACATCCGTCGGCAAAAACGGCTCGATCCGAGCCCACTGCGCATCGGAAAACCAAAAGAAATCAGACATCTCACCGCCTCCTCGCCGAAGCACTGAATCATAATCTGATCACCAAAGGAATCCGGTTATTGGGTCCGGACCCTAGAGCATTTTCCAGTCAGATGGGATCATCTGACGACTCGGAAAATACGGAAAACAAAAGACAAATAGAGCATGGTCCGATTCAATCTGATCGGATCATGCTCTAGGATCATATCAGATCGTCAATCGCGATCCCCAATGCATCGGCCAGCTTGCGCAGCGTCTCGACCGATCCGTTCTTCATGCCGGTCTCGATATTCACGATCTGCACACGGTTCACCGCGGATGCCTGTGCGAGCGCGGTCTGGGTTAGCCCGCGATATTCGCGCCAGACCCTGAGCGGGCTTTCACCAGCGATCATCCGTTGCGCCTGATCGGCGGGGATCAATTCGTCCTCACCACGGTCAAGCGCGGCCATGGCGCGATCATATGCGCGCAGATCCACCAGCTCTTCGACTGCCATTTTCAAAGACCTGTATTCATCCAGCGGGATAGTGACCATTTCTCCCATCTTGATCCTCCATCAATCGTAAATATTGCCGCGAGGGCCGATTTCGAGCACCGCCAGCACCATGCCGTCATGCATGATCACACGCCAGTCACCAACCCGCAGTCGAATGCCTTCCCTGCCTTTCAAGGCCTTCACATTATTGGCCTGCAACGCAGGGTCCGTTGCATATTCCTCGATCTTGCTCACGATCCGTTCTGATACATTGGCGGGCATCCGGCGGAGGGCCTTGATCGCGGCGCGGGTATAGGTGATCGGCTTCATGACCACTTGTAGCCAGTGGCTACACTGTAGTCAATGGCTACATTTGCCATTGCTGCATTTGGATAGCCGCCTGTCCAAATGCAGGGGCATAGCGCACCCCCATGGCATGCCGCGACATGGCGGCCATGGCCGAAACCACCTTCACCGCCGTTGATCTGTCGCGCCTTCCCGCGCCTGACATCATCGAGCCTCTGGATTATGAGACGCTGCTTTCCACCGCCACCGCGCGGCTGCAGCAACTCGTACCCACGTTCGAAAACCGGGACAGCGACCCGGCGACGAAGCTGCTGCAGACCTTCGCCTATCTCGCGCAGCTGGTGCGCCAGCGCGTCAATGACGGCGCGCGCGCCGTCATGCCTGCCTATGCCACGGGCGCGGATCTCGACAATATCGCCGCACGCCTCCGCGTCACGCGACAGATCATCACCCCCGCCGATGATCTTCTGGGCATCCCGGCGGTGCTGGAAAGCGATGCCGATTTGCGCAATCGGTTGGTGCTGGCACCGGAAGGCTATTCCGTCGCCGGGCCAGAAGGCGCCTATATTTTCCACGCGCTCTCCGCTGATCCTGACGTGCTGGACGCCAGCGCCACCAGTCCGGCACCGGGGCAGGTTCTGGTCTGCATCCTCTCACGCACCGGCTCGGGCGAAGCGCCGCTCGATCTGATCTCCACCGTTGAAAATTACCTGTCCAGCGAGACGCGACGCCCGATGACGGACCTCGTCACGGTCCAGTCTGCCGCGATCGTGGAATATATCGTCGATGCGACGATCAAGACGTTCAGCGGGCCCGACAGCGGCCTTGTGCTGGCCACCGCCCGTGCAAGGCTGGATGATTATATCGCGTCTTGCCATCGCCTTGGGCGCGACGTGGCCCGATCGGGTATCCTTGCTGCCCTGCATGCCGGCGGCGTTCAGAATGTCACCCTGACCTCGCCACCGGCGGATATCCTCGTCACGCGCGAACAGGCGTCGTGGTGCACGGGCATCAGCATCAATTTCGCGGGCACGGACGAATGACCTATCCGTCCATCCTGCCCCCCGGTTCCACGCCGCTGGAACTCTCTCTCGAACAGGTCGTCGCGCTCCTGCTCGATATCCCGGTGCCCATCCCTGACACATGGTCGCCTGATGATTGCCCGGTGGCGCTGCTGCCATGGCTCGCATGGGCGCTCAGCGTGGACGAATGGGACACCAACTGGTCGGAAACCCAAAAGCGCAACGCCATCAAGACGAGCCTGTCTGTTCATATGCGCAAGGGCACGATCGGCGCGGTGCGAGAAGCCATGGCCGCGCTCTCCTTCACCGCGCGCGTGCAGGAATGGTTCAATCAGGTGCCGCCCGGCGATCCTCACACCTTTCGCCTGCTGCTGGAGGCCGATCAGGTTGGCATCAGTCAGACCGGCTTTGGCGTGCTGCTTGGCGTGATCGAGCGCACGAAAAACCTGCGGTCGCATCTTTCTGAAATCGAACTGTCGGTGCGCAGCGTGGCCGGGCCTTGCCTGGTGGTGGCGGCCGCCATGGGAAACGACTTCGCACTGGCTGGCTATAGACCGCCGTCCACGACGCTGAACGAAACGTCTATCTGCTTTTGATCTGGGTAACAGCATGGAACTGAAAAATTTCTTCGCGCAGGACGCCAACGGCAACGTCATTCCGGCCGCGACCGCATATCTTTATCTTGCCGACACCGTTCCGCCGACGCTGGCCACGGGGCTGCAGAACGCCGCTGGCGCCGCGCTGCCGAACCCGTTCACAGCCACGGCGCAGGGGCAACTGCAGGTAGCGGCGCCCGATGGGGACTATGACTTGCGCGTGACCGGCGCCGGCCGCGATTTCACCATGCGCGTCCGCTTCATTGACGCCGACCCGCTGCTTGATCTGGTGGAAACGCTCAAAGAAGAAACGATCATTGTCGAGCGCTTCACCGGCGCGGACGATACCGCAAAATGGCGGGCCGCTATCAATGCGGCATCGGCGCGCGGCGGCGGCACCGTCAAGGGCACGGCCATGTCCTACACCCTGCGGAATCTTCTGGTAACGACTGACAATATCCATCTGGACTTCAACGGTGCGCACCTCACCGCAAACCCGGCCAATCCGGCCGCACCGGACCATAGCGGCGCACCGATGATTTATGCCCATGGGTCGGCCGGTGCAGGCAGGACATTTGCTGCCGTGGCAGCGCAGGCAAAGACCATCGATGTCGCGGGTTTCGGTGCAGATTTCGCGGTGGGTGACGCAATCCTTTTGCGTGATGACCGCTTTTTGCCGTCGTGGAATTTCGGGCAACCCGGTGCTTCTGTCGGCCCCGGCATTTCCTATCGTGCGGAAATCAACAAGGTCGTCGGCAAGGACGGCGATGTGCTGACGTTGGAACTGCCCACGATGTTCGATTACGACACCGGGCAGACCGTCCGCAAACTGACGATGCTGAAAAACTTCAAGGTGATGAATATCGCCGGCCTTACCGAGCCTGATCCCGGCGGCCCATATACCGGCGATTTCGGAACCATGGCGAACACGCCGTTCATCATCGGCGTGGAATATGCCGATCACCCGGAAGTCATCGACGTGTCTGCAACCAGCTGGCAGCTGCAGCTTGTGAATTTCAAGTTCACCCGCGACGGCAGGGCTGTGCGCGTCAATGGCGAGAAGCCCATTCGCCCGGCGACCGGCGGCCATGGCTATATCAACCGCGCGGATCGCAGCCTTGGTTGCTACTTCACTGAATGCATCGGCCATGGCGTTCGCCATGTCGTCGATTGCGTCATGTCGCGCGACACCGTCAGCACGAAGAACAAGGGCTATGACAGCGTCGCTTCATCGTTCGCGGCGCACGGTCATTTCTCTCGCGGCTTTACCTCCATCGACGATACCGATTTCAACGGCAATGCGGGATGGGCGATCGGCAATGGCTCCTTTGCCGCCGACCATGAAAGCAAGATCATCAACCCCACCGCGATTGGATCACCCATCGCAATTCTGCTCGCGTGCCTCTCCGAAGACATCGAGATCATCAACCCGCAGTTCCGAAACGTCCGCAGGGGAATCTATGCCGTGGCGGGCGTGAAGCGCTGCACGGTCTCCGGCGGTCGCATGACGCCGATGTCCACAACCCCCGCGCTGATCTTGTTCCGATCCAAGCAGAATGATGGAGACGCCTTCGCTGTCCCCTGCGAGGATATCCGGGTCTTGGGCGGGATCTATGAAACCCGTGGCGGGCCGGTGGGACAGGCGCCGATCGTGATCGGCGCAAACGGTCTTATCGAGGTTTCGGACAACTACTTCCGGTTCGATGATCCGTGCTTTGCCGGCGTGTACATCACCTCGCAGGATGGCGTGGCACTTGCGCCCACGGAATTCATCTTCGAGCGGAATCGCGGCTGGGGCACGGCGGCAGGGCGCTTTTTCTCGCAGACGCTGGTGCCGTCCAACCAGTTCGTGTTCCGCAACAACGTGAATTACGGCGCCGCCCGCAATAATTACATCGCACCGCTCGAATCGTTTCGCTTCACGATGACCGGCAACAACAACGGCCAGGGTGGCTGGGTGTTCAGCACCCCCATTCAGGACGCCATCACGGCCGGGGGCACCGTCGCCTTCAACTATCCCGACATCTCGGGCGGCTGGTTCAATCGCCTGAAGCAGCTGATGGTCGACACGTTCAGCGCCAAGGGACTGAGCGCAGCCGTTCTCGCCGGCGCGAACGGTGACATCACCTTTGGATCTTACACGGATCCAAGCCTGTCTCCCCAGTTCAACAGCTATAATCCGCGCTGGATCTTTCGGAAAAACAACGCTGCCGAAGGTGGCGGCAACGCAGGGTCGGATTTGCAGATCCTGCGCCGGGCCGATGACGGATCCGCGCTCGGCGTACCGATCTCGATCGCGCGCGCCACCGGCGACATTGCCATGGTGGACGGGCGGCTTTCCCAGACCGGCACCTATCTGAGGCCGTTCGTCATCGCCGGCATGCGGATCTGGCAAAATGCGAGCACGACGCAGCTGCGCTATCGCCATGGAAGTGATCCCACATCCGATGGTGACGGCAATCCGCTCGTCAGGATGGTCGGCGCTCCTGCGTCGGCCGCCGCGCAGGGCACGCCCGGCGATCTGGCTTTGGTCAATGGTTATTTGCACGCCTGCATCGCCAGCGGAAACTGGCAGCGCGCCGCACTGACCGGCGGATATTGAAGGAGGGAAAGATGGTTCACGGTTTTATGAAGATGGCGCCGGACTTCAGCGCCAAATATTTCATCGCACGGTATGAGGACGGTCGTCTGGCCGCCACCGGCTGGGTCAACCCTTTGGCTGCTTTCAACGGCACCGCGACCGAATGGCATATGGTCGAGGACGTGGCAGGCTTCGATGATGAAGGTTTCGCCGACATCGGGGATTTCGAAGATCCGGTTATCGGCAGGATCATCATAAGGGAGGCGTCGGCCCCCGAGCAGCCGGCGGAGTAGCATCATGGCACGCCCGCGCCAGGACGTGGGCATGGCCCCATCGGCCGACATATTCCGCCTGCCAGCGCGACCGAACCCGGTTCGCATCCCCCAAAAGGCCTGAAGAAAAATGCCTGACTTCAAAACAATTCACACGCGTTCCGGGCTTATAGCGATGGCTCAGGCTGAGGCCATGGGCACCCCGGTCAACCTGACCCACATGGCGGTGGGTGATGGCAGTGGTCTCCCTGTCACGCCGGATGAAGGGCAGACCAATCTGGCACGGGAAGTCTTCCGCGACGCCATCAACCGCGTCTATCAGTCGCCCACAGAGCCAAACCGCTTCACCGCGGAACTGGTGGTCCCAGCTATCATCGGCGGCTTTACCATGCGCGAGGTCGGCGTGTTCGACGCCGATGGCAGCCTGTTCGCGGTCGGCAATCTGCCCGCCACCTATAAGCCGATGGCCAGCGAAGGCGCCTATGCCGACACCGTGGTCCGCCTCGAATTCATGGTCACGAACGCGGATGTCGTTACGCTGACGCTCGACCCGAATGTGGCCGTGGCCAGTCAGGCATGGGTGTTCAACAACACGCATGGCATCCCGCCCGGCGGCACCACCGGGCAAGCGCTGCTGAAACAATCCAATGGCGATTTCGACGCCGACTGGCAGGGCCTTGGCGATCTGAACGTGGTTGTCGCGGTGATCGAGGAAACGCAGGAACTCGCTGACGGTCAAACCATCATCGATCTGGCGTTGACCACGACAAACAGTCTGGCGGTCTATGTCGAAGGCAGGCGCCTGCGACCGGACGAATGGACGCCGGACCCGATGATCCCGACCCGGCTTGCTCTGGATCATTCATATCCCGACGGAACGATGATCGTCGCCACCCAGAACGAGCCGAATGGCAGCGTCGGCGCACCCCTGATGCAGGCGCTGAACCTCTATGACGTTCCCGACAAAGCCGCCGCGCGGAGCAATCTTGATGTCTTCAGCCGGGCAGAGGCGCGGCAGATGTCGCCTGCAGGGCAGGTCGCCTATTTCGCGCGCAGCGCCGCCCCGACAGGCTGGCTGAAGGCGAACGGCGCCGCCGTGTCACGCGCGGCCTATTCCGATCTGTTTGCCGCGATCGGCACCAGCTTCGGCGGGGGCGACGGCTTCAACACGTTCAACCTGCCTGACCTGCGCGGCGAATTCATTCGCGGGTGGGATGATGCGCGCGGCGTGGATATCGGGCGATCCTTCGCCAGCTGGCAGGCGAGCCAGAATATCTCGCATGTGCATACTGGCAGCAGCGAAGCCGCCGGCGATCACAGCCATAGCGGCAACACGGGCAACGGTGGCGGTCATATCCACGCCGCCGCCACGGCCGGTGCCGGTGGGCATAGCCATGATGCAGGCACCGGCGGGGCTGGCGGCCATGCGCACGCCGCCTCTGCGTCGGACGTCGGCAATCATCAGCACGCCCTGGCATCAGGTCCGCTGGCCGGCGGCAATGCCACGCTGACGATCGGCGGCACGCTGGCGGTCGAGAAGACGTCAGAAGGTGACAGCGGCTATCGCCTCATCAACAATGGCATCAATTCCGCCGCCCCGACGCTCGGCCTGTCCAGCGCCGCTGGCGCGCACAGCCACGCAATCACGGTCAACGGCGTCGGGGATCACACGCACGGGGTCTATATCAACGGCGTCGCCGACCATGCCCATGGCGTCACCGTCGCTGCCGGAGGCGATCACTTGCACAGCTTCACCACCGGCACGGCGGGCCAACATGCCCACAGCTTTACGACCGCAGCATCGGGTGGCGGCGAAGCGCGCCCACGCAACGTCGCGCTGCTCGCCTGCATCAAATATTAAGGAGGCAACATGTCCACGAAGACGGCCTATCAGTTCAACAATGCCGGCCATTTCGCCGGAGAAACGGACGCTGACGAAAGTCCGCTGGAGCCGGGCGTGTTCCTGCTCCCTGCCCGCTGCACATTCACACCGCCTCCCGCCAATGTGCCGGATGACAAATGGCCACGCTGGAACGGCGCCAGCTGGCTTTTGGAAAAGCGCACGGCTTCGACGCTCAGGGATGATGCGCTGTCGAAATTGCAGCAATTCCTCTCGACCAATCCCGATGTGGCAACCTTCCTCGCTTCCTTCGGAGCGCTCTCACACAATGATGTGCGACTTGGTTAAAGTCAGGATCGATTGCCAGATATAAAACAAATAAAAATGTAAGTTGAAAAAGAGACAGAATTATAATTTTGATTTTTAACAAAAACTTCTGTCCTACACATTCTCCGCAATTGCATATGAAAAACTCCATGATGGTTGGAGATGGTGGTTCATATGTCGACATATTACATCAGTGCTGTTGGTGACGATTCCAACACAGGGCGCGATCCTAGCAGCCCTTGGCAAACCTTGGCCAAAGTCGCTGCCACGACACTTTGGCCTGGCGACGTCATTCTTTTTCGTGCTGGCGATGCATTCTACGGTATCCTCCAATGCAACTATGGCGCAGCGATTCCTCGAACACAGGATGTTCGGCCAATCATGTGCAGTTCCTATGGAGCGGGCGCGAAGCCAAAAATCTCTTACTATAAGCGTTTGGTGACTGGAAATTGGACGAATGAGGGCGGAGGTGTTTGGTCATTCCCTATCAACAACAACGGCGGAGTTGTTGTTACAGGAAATTACACGATCGTCGGCGCCAACGGAGCAAATATTGGATTTCTGAGAGTCGATAGTCAGATTTTCGGCTTCAAGCGGAAAACACTTGCTGAACTTACTCAACCCCTGCAACCGACCGCACAGACTGAATGGCAGGTTCCAAGGTCGCCAGCGCAATGGGACTTCTTCAGCAACGAGGTAGACAAGCTGTATGTTTACTCACCAGCTGGCGATCCTTCACTTCTCGCAACGGAAATTCTGGCCGCACCTAACGGCAATCTTGTTGCCTCGAACCTAAACGGAATGTCCATAAGCGGCCTTCATTTTGAAGGCAGCGGTGGCCATTGTGTTGGTTCGATCAGCGATTGCTTGTTCGAGAATAATGTTGTGGCAGAAATCGGCGGGAGCCGCTTGCTGGCTGACGGCACGCGTTACGGCAATGGATTTCAGAATTACGCTAACGGCGGCACGCAAGCTCGATGCCGGATTCGAAACAACGAGTTTCGGGACATTTACGATGTCGCATTTACATGTCAGGGGCCGAATAATACGCTCGCGACGCATGGCTTCGAAGATATCGATTTCAGCCAGAATGTGATCCTGCGATGCTCACAGGCATATGAATTTTGGGCGACATCCGGCAATCAGGTGGCAGACCCGGCCGCAGACCCCAATGCCGGATTCCGCCGCATTCGCGTTGTCGGCAATCAGGATATCGATACGGGTTTCTGTTGGGGATATGACACGCGGACGGACCAGCTTGCAGGCGGCGTTAGCAAGGGCGTGCCACTGCTCTGCTATTCCATGCTCGTGCCTAAAATCGATATCATCATCGACAGGAACGAGAGCTATAATCCCCGATCGCTTGCCTTTTTTCTTACCCCACCTGCTCCTGGATATAGGTGGACAAATCACAGGGTTTTCGCTCGGCCGGGTACCGGGCTTGATCCCAGAAATGTTCCCGGTTCGGTCGTAGACAATTTTGACGCCTATATTTTGGCGACGGGGCGCGGCCAAGGAAGCGTATTTTTCCCGCTTGATGAAAACCCAAGCGAACTGGACGTACAATCCAACGTTCAGCAAATTTTGTCGTTTATCAACTCTGTGGCGTTAAAAACCGAACTGCTCGAAGACGCGCTACGTGCAGTTGGAGGAACTGCCTCTCAGGCGCTGGAAAGCGCTAAAACCGCTCTTCTCCCTATATTTAGCCAGGCGAATCTTCCCGCGAGTGCCTATGGGTCCGGCCAACTAGCATATGTCACGAATATCGGCGGCTCAGGCGGCTTGGTGATGTCGCTTTTTAATAAGTGGCGACGCCTTAGTACGGGAGGTGTCAATTCGTTCAGCGGTGCGGGAAATCATACCATCTCATACCCGCTTTCTGCCTGCATGGTGAAATATGTTGGTGATCAGACGACGTCTAACGCCAACACCATCCTATCATCGCCTGGACAAATTAGCGGTGCCGAGATTGAATTGGTGCGGACAGCCACCGGCACCGGCCGGCGGATCGTTCAAGCTACAAGCGCTGCAGGCACGTCTGTCAATCTTGTGTCGCTAGGACAGAATTCCTGGGCGAAGTTCAGGGGAGACGACGGGACGCCATATATTTGGCACGTGGTTGCTTGGGGCGGCGATGTGATCATTCTTTGAAATTGTAAGGTAAAGGCCCCGAAAGGGGCCTTTACTGTCTAGGTATCGGGTTTTCTCTGACATCAGAACCCACCCCCCGGCATTTGGATAGCCGCCTGTCCAAATGCAGGCACGCGAAAGCTGCCGTGCCCCGCGCCATGGTCCGCCCATGGCCAGTTTCCACGATACAGAACAGCAGGTCGGCGAAGCGATCCAATATGGCGTCGTCGCGTCAGTCGATCATGCGAACGCCACCTGCACCATCACACTTGGCGGGCTGACCAGCGGCAAACTGCCATGGGTTGCCCAGCGGGCCGGCAGCCTGCGCTGCTGGTCGCCGCCCACCGTGGGCGAGCAGTGCGTTGTCCTGGCACCGGAGGGCGATCTGGAAAACGGCCTCGTCATCCTTGGGCTCTATTCCGACGCCAACCCGCCACCGACCAGCGATCCTGACGTCGTTCACATGGCGTTCCCGGATGGCGCCGCGATCAGCTACAACCACGCCGCCCATGTGCTGGCCGTCTCGCTGCCCGCCGGCAGCACGGCGACGATCGACGCCACCACCATCACGATCAATGCCGACGATGTCACGATCAACGCCAATGTGGCGGTGGATGGCGATGTCACGATCAGCGGCACGGCAACTGCGATCACAGACGTCATCGGCGGCGGTAAGAGCCTGAAGGATCATAGGCACGGCGGCGTACAGTCCGGCGGTGCGCAGACCGGGGCGCCGGTCTGATGTCCGGCATGGCACGCACCACCGGCGCGGTGCTCGACGGGCTTGAGCATATCCGGCAGTCGGTCGCCGATATCCTCTCCACACCCCTCGGCACGCGCGTCGGGCGCCGTGGCTATGGCTCGCTGCTGCCCGATCTGGTCGACCAGCCCATGACCCCGGCCAACATCCTGCGGGTCTATGCGGCCACGGCCGTCGCCATTTCGCGCAATGAAGACCGCATCCGCCTTCGCCGCGTCGGTCTTGCCGCCGGAGAACGCCCTGGCGCCGCTACCATCATCCTTGACGCGGAGCGGACCGACACCGGTACCGCAACCAGCCGCGCCCGCCTCGTCCTGCCCCTCAATCTCTAGTCCCCTTGCCAGCCTCAAAGGAACCGAAAATGCCGTTCAAGCATGGAGTCACCCTTATCGAAATCAGCGACGGCGCCCGCACGCTGACCGCCGTTTCGACCGCCATCATCGGTCTTGTTGCCACGGCGCCCGATGCCGACGCCGATATCTTCCCGCTCGATCGCCCGGCGCTCATCACCGATGTGGAAGGCGCCATTGGCGATGCTGGCACGGACGGCACGCTGGCTAACGCCCTGCGCGCCATTGCCGACCATGCCCGCCCGATCGTCGTCGTCGTCCGCGTCGAGGAAGGTGACACGGCTGCCGAGACCGCCAGCAACGTCATCGGCACCACCGGCGCCGATGGGATCAAGACCGGCATGCAGGCGCTGCTGGCGGCGCAGGCACAGTTGGGCGTCAAGCCGAAGATCCTCGGCACGCCGGGCCTCGAAACGCAGGCTGTCACCACGGCTCTGGCCGTCGTCGCGCAAAAGCTGCGCGGCTTCGCCTATGCCCGCGCCATCGGCGAAACCGTCGCTGCAGCAATCGCGTATCGCGCCAATTTCAGTCAGCGCGAACTGATGCTGGTGATGCCCGATTTCCTCGCATGGGACACCGCGACCAGTGCGGACATCACCAGCTATGCCGCCGCCCGCGCCATGGGTCTGCGCGCGCTCATCGACACGCAGACCGGGCCGCACAAGACCCTGTCGAACGTGGCGGTGGAAGGCGTCGTGGGCCTGACCAAGGATATCCATTGGGACATCGAGGATCAGTCCAGCGAAGCCGGCCTGTTGAACGCCGAGGAGATCACGGCGCTCATCCGCACGGACAGCGGCTATCGCTTCTGGGGCAATCGCACCTGCGCGGATCCGGCCAGCCTGTTCGTCTTCGAAAGCACCGTACGCGTCGCGCAGCTGCTGGCCGACACCATCGTCAATGGCATGATGTGGGCGCTCGACAAGCCGCTGACCCCGGCGCTGGCCAAAGACATCATCGAGACGATCAACGGCTTTTTCCGCCAGCTAAAGGCGCAGGGGATCATCCTGGGCGCCAATGCATGGTTCGATGAAGCGAACAACAGCACCGCCAGCCTCAAGGCCGGCAAGCTGCGCATCGACTATGACTACACCGTGCCGCCGCCGCTGGAGGATCTGGGTTTCAACCAGCGCATCACGGACAGCTATTTCGCCGACTTCGCGAGCCAGCTGACACAGGTGGCCTGATCCGCCCCGCTCATCCAACAATCATAGGAAACCGCCATGGGACTTCTCCGCACCCTTAAAGACATGATCCTGTTCAACGAAGGCCTGAGATATCTGGGCGAATGTAGAACAGTGTCTCTGCCCACCCTCACCCGCAAGACCGAAGAATATCGGGGTGCAGGCATGAGCGCGCCGCTGATGATGGACATGGGCATGGAGGCAATGGAACTGTCGTTCACCTGCTCCGCGCCGATGCGCGATGTCTTGCGCCAGTGGGGCACACCCACGGTTGATGGCGTCTATCTGCGCTTTGTGGGCAATTACCAGGAAGATGATACCGCTGCGGTCGATCATATCGAAGTGATCGTTCGCGGTCGCCACACCGAAATCGAAATGGGCGATCAGGAAACCGGTGAAGTCGGCGAATTCAAGGCCACCTTCGCCGTGGCCTATTACAAACTGGAATGGAACGGCCGCACGGAAATCGAGATCGACCCGATCAACATGATCGAAGTCGTGAACGGCATCGATCGCCTTGCGGAACGTCGCGCCTCCCTTGGCATCTTCTGATCCCCCCGGCCCGGCGCGCGTCGCCGGGCGGCCCTTATACCTGAATCTTGGAGAGCATCATGAGCGAAGCTACCGATCCCCTTTTCCGCACCGTCGCCCTAGACGGCCCGATCCAGCGTGGTGAAACCAGCATCGCCGCCTTGAAGCTGCGCAAACCGCGGTCGGGCGAATTGCGTGGCCTCTCGCTGGTCGACCTGGGGCAACTGAAGGTTGACGCCCTGACGAAGATCCTGCCGCGCATCACAGTGCCACAGCTAACGGAGGCAGAAGTCGGCAACATGGAACCGGCGGACCTGCTGGCCTGTGGCGCGGAGATCGGCAGTTTTTTGCTGCAGAGGTCGCAACGTGCGGCTGTCCTCGATCAGTAGATGACGCGATGGCGGACGTGGCGATCATCTTCCACTGGTCGCCCGCCGTCATGGACGGAATGGATCTGTCCGAACTGATGGGCTGGCGCGAACAGGCCGCCCGGCGATCGAAACCCCCTGAAAAACCCGGAAAACGATAATGGCGGACAAGAATCTTCGGCTGCAGATCATCCTCGAGGCGCTGGACAAGGTCACATCGCCCCTCAAATCCATCACCGGTGCGTCATCCGCCGCACGCCGGGATCTGGCGAAGACGCAGGCCGAACTGAAATCGCTCGATGCCCTGCAACAGCAGGTCGGGCGCTACAAAGCGGCGGAAACCCGCTTTGCCGACGACAGCCGGAAATATCAGGAAACCCAGACCCGCCTTGCCGCCCTGCGCGACCAGCTGGCGGCGACGGAAAAACCCACCAAGAAGCTGCGCGACGAATTCGCGCGGACCGAAAAGCAGGCGGCGGCGCTCACCGCCCGCATCGACAATGGCGGTTCGGAATTGCAGCAACTGTCCTCCCGTCTGTCTGCCGCCGGGATCGATGTGGCAGAACTCACCACCCATGAAAGCCGCCTCGCGACCCGCACCACCGAAGCCAATCAGGCCCTGCGCCAGCAGACGGCCCAGCTGGAGAAGGTGGCGAAGGCCAATCGCAATTCGGAAAAGCTGAACGCGGTCAGCCAGAAGGCGACCGGCATGGGGCTCGGCATGGTCGCTGCCGGCACCGCCGCCGGGGCGCCGATCGTCATGGCGACGCGGCAGGCGATGACGCTGGAAAGCGCCATGGCAGACGTCCGCAAGGTCGTGGATTTCCCGACGCCGCAGGCCTTCAACCAGATGTCGAACGACATATTGGACATGAGCACGCGGATCCCGATGGCGGCGGAAGGCATTGCCCAGATTGTCGCTGCCGCCGGCCGCGCCAATGTCCCCCGCGAAGAACTGATGAAATTTGCGGAAGATGCCGCGAAAATGGGCGTGGCTTTCGACAGCACTGCGGAAGATGCGGGCAACACCATGGCGAAGTGGCGCACCGCCTTCGGCCTTCCGCAGGACGGCGTCGTGGCTCTGGCCGATCAGATCAACGCGCTGACCAACAGTTTCGGCGGCAATGTCGGCGCTGTGACCGATATGGTGACGCGAATCGGCCCGCTCGGCAAGGTCGGCGGCCTCGCTGCCGCGCAGATCGCCTCAATGAGCCAGGTGCTTTCCAGCGTCGGCGTAGAATCGGAAGTCGGCGCGACCGGCATCAAGAACATGATGTTGGCGCTCACCAAGGGCACGTCGGCCACGGAATCGCAGCAGGCGGCCTTCAAGGCGCTGGGGCTGGACGCCGTCCAGATGTCCAAGGACATGCAGAAGGACGCGGGCGGCGCGATCACCAACGTCCTGGAGCGCATCCAGAAACTGCCGAAGGAAGCGCAGGCCGGGATGCTGACCGAACTCTTCGGTTCCGAAAGCGTGGCCGCGATCGCGCCGATGCTCACCAGCCTCGACCAGCTGCGCACCAACTTCGCATTGGTCGGCGACAGGAGCAAATATGCCGGGTCGATGAACAAGGAATTCCTGTCGGCCATCGCCACCACCGAAGGGGCGACCGGCCTTGCGGGCAATGCCCTGTCCGCCCTCAACATCACCATGGGCCAGTTTCTGCTCCCCACCATCGCCAAGGTATCGGGCTATGTCAGCGCTGCTGCCGTTGCTGTGCGTGGTTGGGCCCAGGAGCATCCGGTGCTGGCAAAGGGCATCATGGTCTTCCTGGGCGCGGGATCGGCGCTGTTGATCCTGCTGGGCGGCCTCGCTCTGGCCTTCGCCGCCCTGACCGCTGCTGCCGCACCACTGGGCATCGCCCTGGGGCCGCTGCTGCTGATCGTCGCAGCCATCGCTGCGGTCGCCGCCGCTGCGTATCTGATCTACGACAATTGGGACGGGATTACCGGTTGGCTCTCCGGCATCTGGGACAGCATCATGGCAAAGGTGAACGGCGCGCTGAATTGGTTTCGTGCGCTGGACTTCGGCCAGATCGGCCGCGACCTTATTCAGGGGTTGATCAACGGCATTACCGCCAGACTTGGCGCACTCAAGGATACCGTCGTCGGCACCGCCAGTTCCGTGGCGAATTGGTTCAAGTCGAAGCTGGGCATCCACTCGCCCTCCCGCGTGTTCGCCGGGCTTGGCGGCTTCGTCATGGCCGGTCTGGATCAGGGGCTTGCCGCCAACACATCCGGCCCGCTGTCCCGCATCACGGATCTGTCGGCGCAGATGACCCGCGCCCTTACTGTTGGAGCGGGTGGCGCGGCCATCGCCGCCGCTGCGCCCGCCGCCGCTGCAGCGCAACCGCCGGGCACAGCCGCCGCCGGTACGCCGATGCAGGCCAATTACACCATCACCATCCACGCCACTGGCGGCGAGGCGCAGGACATTGCCGACAAGGTCCGCGAAGCGATCGAGCAGATCGAGCGCGAGCGGCGCGGTCGCGGCTTTGGCGACGAATAAGGGGAGCATGACATGCATTTGATGGCGCTCGGCATGTTCCTCTTTGAAATCGGGAGCCTGCCCTATGATGAAATGCAGCGGAAAACGGATTGGCAACATGCCCGCTCCGCCCGCGTCGGCGCACGGGACGCCACGCAATATGTCGGTCCCGGCGAGGAAACGATCAGCCTGTCAGGCGCCGTCTATGATGAGATCGCAGACGGGCGCGTTTCGCTCGATGACCTGCGCACCATGGCGGACGATGGCGAGGCCCTGCCCTTGGTCGATGGCAGCGGCACCGTCTATGGCAATTTCGTCATCACCGCGATCGATGAACGGCACGCCTTCCTGATGTCCGATGGCCGCGCGCGGCGCATCGACTTCGGCATAGACCTGCTGCGCGTCGATGATCCCGCGCGCGGCAACAATGCCTGGTGGGCGGCATGAGCGAGGCGATCAGCAATATCGCGGACTGGCGCGTCACGATGGATGGCAAAGACCTGTCCGACCGTCTGCGCCCCCGTCTCGTCTCCCTCTCCCTGTCAGAAAAGCGCGGTGATGAGGCCGACCAGCTGGACATCGTGCTGAACGACACCGACGGCATGTTGGGGATCCCGAAGGAAGGTGCCCTGCTTTCCGTCCAGCTGGGCTGGAAACAGGGGCGCGACGTCACCGCCGGACTGATCGACAAGGGCAGTTTCAAGGTAGACGACGTCTCGCATAGCGGCCCGCCCGATCAGATCACGATCAAAGCCCGCGCCGCCGACTTCACCAGCCAGATCCGCAACCGCCGGGAACAGAGCTGGAAGAACACGACGCTGGGCGCAGTGCTGAAAGACGTTGCCGGCCGCAATGGCCTGACACTGAAAATCGCGCCGGATCTGTCGTCGATCGCCCTGCCCTCGATCAGCCTGAGCCGCGAAAGCGAAATTGCCTTTCTGCGCCGGCTAGGGCGTGAGAATGATGCCGTGGCGACCATCAAGGACGGGCATCTTGTCTTCGCGCGGAAAGGCGCCGGCACCGCCCCCAGCGGCAGGGCATTGCCGACCCTCACGATCCGCCGCACCGATGGCGACCGCCACAACTGGCAGCGGCAGAAGCGGGACGGTCAGGAAGGCGTCACGGCCAGCTGGCACGACAGGAAGGGCGCGGCGCGTAAAACCGTCACCATGGGCAAGGAAGAAGGCGCGAAGAAGCTGCGCAAGATCTATCCCGATGAAGCATCGGCAAAGCGCGCCGCGATAGCCGAACGGGACCGGATCAAGCGCGCGCCGGCTACCCTGGACATGAAGCTGGCGCTGGGCCGCGCCGATGCCATCCCCGAAGCCCGCGTGACCGTCAGCGGCTATAAGGATGAGATCGACGCGACCACTTGGCTGATTTCGGAAGTGACGCACCGGCTCGATAAATCGGGCGGGTTCGTCACCGATTTGAAGATGGAAACCGCGCCCTAGAGGGCTGCGTCGATCATCGCTTGCAATCTGGCTTCAGCGGATCTTCAGCGTCCAGGCCATGGAAACGGGACCGATATACATGTTTGACCCAATCTGATTTCCCTGCCATGTAGGGGGTATGGAACGCAGCGCTCCGCAAAAGCAGCACTTCAATAGCCTCATCCAGATGATGAAGGCGATCCCCGATGAGCAGGCCGCTATCAAGCATTTCACCGCGATCCGCTGGATGCATGGCGCGTTCTGCCCTCATTGCGGCTCGACCAAGGTTTACCACTTTTCGGACTGTCGCACCCACAAGTGCGGTGACTGCCGCAAACGGTTCTCGATTAAGGTCGGTACGATTTTCGAGGATAGCAAAATCGGCCTGCGAGAATGGATGCTCGCCGTTTGGCTTATCATCAGCCACAAGAAGGGTATCGCCAGCACCCAACTTGCCAAGGATATTGGCGTCACCCAGAAAACCGCGTGGTTTATGCTTCACCGGCTGCGCTATGCCGCACAAACGAAGTCCTTCAATCGCCCGCTGGATGGCGAGGTTGATCGGGTCAATTCGCTGCTGGATCAGGTCTCCGGTCGCCTTACCTACAAGGAACTCATTGCATGACAGACAATCGCAAGCTGGATGGTCCGGTGAAGTATGACTTCGATTTCGACGAAGCGATGGAACGCATCGCGCAAACCAATCCGAATGAGGTAACAGAGTTGGTGCAGGCCGCTGGCGAGGCGGATAGCATCGACGCGCTGATTGACCAGTTTGAACAAGCAGGACACGACGCACCGAATGACGACAAAACGTGGCTTGCTCGCGATCTACAGGCGCTGCTCGGCTACCAAAAATGGGACAAGTTTGAGCAGGTTGTCGAGCGAGCAATGATCGCATGTGTAAATGCAGGCCACCCTGCCAGCGATCACTTCCAGGAGGTTTTTCCCCAAACGGGGAAAAACCCCAAGGGAGGGCGACCGGCGAGAGATTTCCAGCTTGATCGGTATGCTTGCTACCTGATCGCGCAAAATGCCTCTTCCTCCATGAAGCAGGTTGCCTTCGCGCAAACCTATTTTGCCATCCAGACACGGCGTCAGGAGCTTACCGATCGAGATGGCATCGACTTCGACAAATTGTCTGAAAGCCACAAACGGCTCTACCTGCGAAACCAAGTGGTCGCAGAGAATAAGAAGCTCAACAGCGCCGCCAAGGCGGCGGGTGTTACGACCGGCCCGGACTTCGGCAAGTTCCACAACAAGGGCTATCAGGGCCTATACGGAGGGCGTGGTGTTGATGAGATCAAAAGCTATAAAGAGCTGCCAGCCAAGGCCAACGTACTCGACCATATGGGTAGCACTGAGCTAGCTGCGAACCTCTTCCGCATCACGCAGACTGAAGAGAAGCTGCGTAGCAAGAATATCGTCGGCAAGGAAAACGCCTGCAACGCGCACTATGAGGTCGGTCTGAAGGTTAGGCAGACGATGAAGGAACTTAGCGGCATCATGCCCGAGGACCTTCCTGTTGCTGAGAACGTGAAGAAAATTGCAGCGCAGGAACGCAAGCAGCAGCGGATGCGGGCAATCCCGGCGCAGACACGTATCGAACAGCCGCTAGCCGCCCCGAAGGCTGCTGATCCGGTTGAAATCGAACTCGGCAAAGACCTTTGGAAGTACGCGCTCCTTATCATGTCCATTCGGCCCGATGGGACTATCACGACTAGCGATCTGATTGACGAGCTACCTAACTACGTGAAGCTATCTGATGAACACACCGCGACAAACGCGAGCCGCAAGGACTCCAAGTTTTCGCAGATTGTCCGCAATCTCAAATCTCACAAGACCACGAAAACGAACTTCATCTATCAGGGTTACGCCGAGGATATTCGGGGTGGTTTCAAGATCACATCTAAGGGCATGGAATTTGTGTGGAACTACTTCAAGGAGTAGCTTCCAATTCCGCTTGGGCCACTAATGTATACAGCCCCCACGGAAACGATCTAATGCTGTGCGGCATTTGTCCGCAATTTCATCTGACCGCCAGAATTGCGGGACTCTGAACAATGCGTCGATTGCGGAAGTGATGCACCGGCTCGACAAAGCAGGCGGTTTCGTCCCCGATCTGAAGATGGAGACCGCGCCGTACTGGCGGAACGATACGTCTAGAAACTGCCTACTCAATTTCGTGAGTTGATGTGACGATTGCCAGTGGGCGGGACTACCGGATGGAGGTAAACAGGAAAACGTCCGACCTCACGCCGAAGCTGTCAATACCAGCGGACAACGATTCTACCTCACCAATGTCGCCGTTGAATCGAAAGAGGATATCAGTCGATTGTCCGGGTTCAAGGTGGCGATAGCCTCCAATATGCCTGGGTGGATCCTGTTCTTCTCCACCGATAGAAATCCAACTGACTGGAAAGCGCCGGCCACCCCTTTCCGCTAGATAGCTATGCCGCGAATATCGTACTAGCATTCTTCGCTTCGCCGTCAGCGTCAGCGCGCATTCCACCCCGAACGATAGCCTTTGGCAGCGGTTCAGGACAAAGCGATAGTTCGGCTTCTCGACAACCGGATTTACGGCTATCAGCCGAACTTCGCTCGCGGTGATTTTGGCGAACACTTCACCTGGACACAGGCTCAGAAAGCACAGTACCAGCGCGCTAGTCGCGCGGATAAGGGTTTTACCTTTTAACATCGAAGAAAATCCTCCCCTCTGCCTTCGTTGCCGATCCATTGCCGGAAGGTGCCGGCACCAAATTCGAAATAGCGCTCTATTCCGCGCTCATCCTTGGCTTTGATCTGGTCACCATCAGTGCCCGGATCGAAAGAGAAAATTTCCTGCTTTGCTCGGCCATCTTCCGGTAATGGGATCCAGATGATCTGGCCCGGCCCAATTTCGAGGCGGACCGAGCATGCCCTGTCGCGCTCGCCCCTCCACCTTCCTTCAGCCACGGTCTTCAATCGCGGGCTGACCTTATCGATGGCGGACGGATTATGTGGCGCAGCCCGAAGTTCAGGAGGTGCTGATGGACTGGCACTGGACGGCCTCGCAGGTAACTCTTCTCGGTTCGCCGGGGCCGGTGCCGGCGCCGGCACCGGCTCAACCTTCGTAATGTTATCGAGTTGGGTATCTGCTGTGTTTCCCTCGGACGCTCCATCATCTGGCACACGCGGAGTTTCATTTCGTGACTCAGCCAGAATAGCAGCGCCGTAGGCGGCAGCTGCTGACAACAGCAAAGCGAAAAAGACTATGAGTTTGGTCCGGAGATCCGACTTGTTAAAAAAGAAGAATGCGAGGGCAGCTAAGGCCAAGCAGAAGAGAGCGAGAATCCCGAGCGGGCTCTGCTGGGCATTCCAGATTATATCAGCGACATTGGCATCGACACGGCCCGTAAGCGTCGCCCCGGCTACACTTGTTGTGATTTCGATCGCCCCCATCTACCTAATTCTATGGCATATCATGCTGCCGCCGCAAAGCGCATCCATCATTATACAAGACGGGAGCGTTGGAGGCCATGCCCGTTCGTTTCCATGCCGAAACTTCGCCTGGGTTGCCCGTAAGCGACTTGTCCACAAGGAATTTCTCGCGCCGCGCCTTGCCTCTTTCCTACTCACTCCGATTCGGAGAGAATGAGAACAAATAGGGAATATGCAAGGATAGACGGTTGAACGGGGAAGCGATCAGACTAACGCCGGGATGTGAATTTGCCTGCTTAGAATGTCGGATCAGGTGCGCGACGGCTGTTCAGGTGCGGGATGATCTGTGGCGGGAGATTGAGGCACTGCTGCGCTTCCAGTCGCATGTCGCATGCCCTGATCGATCACGAACGGTCCGATTGCTGCAAAGCCAGATGGAAGCCGCTGAGCGAGAATTCGAGCGGCTTCGGCCCGTGTCGCATCCTCGGGCACCAATGCCAGCAGACTTTCAAACATGTCGGACAGCGCTGCTTCACTAGGCAGTGCGATCGGCAGGCTTATGAAATGAACCTGCGGTAAAGCGGCTTCGATTACGCGCGCTTCCGGCTCGACTTCACCGTCAGTCATGCCCGTGAGCTTCATTACATCAGCAGGATCAACGCCGCGCTCAGCAAGAATCGCAGCGACTTTCCTTGTAAAATCCATAGGTAAATATGGCTTCTTGTAGGCCTGCTCGCGTTCATAAAAATTGTACGAAGCGTGTGGGATGCCGAGCGCATCAGCCATACCCCTGATCGAAATCGGAGGGCGCGCGCTCAGGCGCAATGCTTTTAGCTTTGGACCGACAGGAGGCATTTCGGGAGCTATGCGAAATTCCTGCACACTGTCCGCTTGAAATAATTGTTGCGTAAGGTTTGAAAATACTGCACATGCCTGTGCATGGAACAGCAAGCCTCAATCTTCGCGCTGTTCGGTGGCATCCGCCCCATGGCTCGCGCCATCGGCGAACCGCCGTCGAACGTGGCCGCTTGGAAGCGCGTGGGTCGTATCCCCGCAGAAAAGCAGCCGCATGTGCTGGAGGTTGGTCAGGTGCTCGGCCTTCCCATTACCGCTGAACATGTCGTGTTCCCTCTGGGTCGGCCAGGTGCCGCCGCCCCTGTCGATCTAGCCGCTGAGCCGGCCCCCGTCGCCTGCGATCGGAAGCCGGAAACGCAACGAAAGGACATCCACTGATGCCCCGGAAAGATTATCGCCTGCGCGGGCAATTTGTCTCGCGTGAGACCTTCGTTGTGTCCGAAGATCTGGCCGCGCGCCGTACAGAACGCGCGCCAACATGGCCCCGCTGGTACAGCCTCGCCACCTTCTTCGTCCTCAGCAACGCTACCCTCTTCGCTATGTGCGCGATCGGGAGGCCGGGGGCATGACAAAAGTCCGCGCTCCTCTCTCCTTCTCCCTCGCCATCACAACGGTCGTCGGCGTGATTGGCTGGGTCGATGCCGCACGCATCACCCGCCGCGCCAACCGCACCCTGCGCCATTGGAGCGAAAGCGATCGGAAGGGCACGCCCACGCTCGATCAGGCCATCGCCCTGGACCGCGCCTTTGTGGAGGCTGGCGGCGGCTATGCGCCAATCCTTGAAAGCTATGCGCGGCAGTTGGACGTCGCACTGGCACCGTCCTTGGCCTGTCACGCCGCATTGGGCGAAGACATTGCCGCCGTCTCCCGCGAAACCGCCGATGCGATCGGCGCCAGCATTCAGATCATTCAGCCCGGCGCTTCGGCGACCGTTGTGCATCGCGCCATTGCCGAAACGGAGGAAGCCGGGGTCCGCCTGACCCGCCTTCTGGGACGGCTGAAATCCTTCTTGCCCGGCAATGGGGCCGGACAGGGGCTAAGCGGGGGACGCTGAATGTCGGGACGACCCAATCAAATGCCACATGTGACCTGTCCTGCCTGTGGAGGCCGTGCCTTTGCGCGCACCATTGGCAAGCGCAGCGCCACCTATCGGGAACTCTATTATCATTGCCGCAATCCCGATGCCTGCGGTCATGAATTTGTGGTGTCGATGGAAGCCGTCCGCACGATCAAGGTCAGCCGCTACCCCAGCCCATTGATCGCTCTGCCCGTCAGCCAGTGGCACGCCGCGGCGAATGACCGTGCGGCCAATGACGATGACAGACCGCCTAACGAACCCGTCGCAGACGCCGTGACCGGCTAACATATCGCGGGCGAAGCGACCCGCATCCCGCACCAAATTGCCCTGTCCACCGGCTACCCCCGTTTGCCGGAACGCCCTTCCTTTGCCCTCAGTCAGGAGTACCGAACATGGGCCACGTCGATCTGTCCCGCTCCATTGGCGAAACGCCAGTCATTCAAGCCTGGGACTATGTCGCCATGCGTCGCCGCGCCGCTGGCCTGACCATCAAGCAGGTCGCGGCCATGCTTGGCGGCAGGGCTCATGAGCGCCATCTGCGGATGTTGGAGACGCCCGGTATCCGCATCAAGATCATCGCCAATCTATCGGCCGTCATGCCCTTCAGCGAAGGCGTCTATCGCCAGCTGGCGGACCTCCCTCCACACCAGCATCCGCGCCTTTGCCTCCGCTGCGGCTGGGACGACCATATGACCGTCCCCGATCGCCTGGACGGCTTCGCGACTTGGTCGCGGCAAGACCCGACCATCTGCACCTATTGCGAACAGCAAGCATCGGCAGTCGCCGCATGACGCACGTCGCCCGCGCTTTGCTGATCGTCGCCGCGATCCTGACCGTCCCCTTCCTCATTGCGGGGGCGCTCTCCAACCTGAAAGGAAACTCACGATGAGCGATGGAAATGTAGCTGCCGAACAACTCCGCCTCTTCATTGAGCGCATCGAGCGCCTGGAAGAGGAAAAGAAGGGCCTGCAGGACGACATCAAGGATGTCTATCTGGAGGCGAAGTCCAACGGCTATGACGTGAAGACGATCCGGTCGATCGTGCGCCTGCGCAAGCTGGAAAGCCATGTGCGGCAGGAAGCCGAAGCCCTCCTTGAAACCTACAAGAACGCGCTCGGCATCGGGTGATGCCCAGCCCCTTCGCATCCTGCCGGCTGGCTGACCAAATGGCCCGGATTGACGGCGCGCACCGCGCGTCGTCGTTCGGCCTGTCACCTCAATCAGGATGCCGGGCATGAAGCCAGCCATTTGCAACTGCGCCGAGTGCGCGCGTCTAAACCGCGACCATCCGCGCGAGGGCAAACAGCTTTCGCTCATCCCGATCAAGGTCAATCGGCGCCGCGCCACACAACAGGAGGTCCGATGACCACCGCTATCGTGAAACTCGACACCCGCGTCAGCCGGGCAGTCGGCATCGGCAAAGGCATCCGCCTTGAACCCGCCGACCTCGATCTCCTCGTCAGCCTCGGGCTGATCGACATTCTCCATGACGCCAAGACACAAGCGCTTAAGGAACAGGCAGCATGCCGGCAAAATCGACGCCAATCTATCGGCGCGGCAAATATTGGCTCGATTGGGACGTCAACGCAGACGGATCGCTCCGATCCCCCAATCTCACCATCTTCTGGTACGATCCCGACGCGAGACGTGTCCGCAGCGCATCAGCGCGCACGGCGGACGAGGACGCCGGGATCCTCGCATTAGATCGCCGCTACCTCGCCGATGCCAGCGAAGCGCCAGCATTTTGCCATGCATGCGGACAGCCCCTGGCGCTCGCCCAGGCATATCTGCTGACCGATGCCGTGGCCGATTATCGGCTCGAATGGGGCGATTCGCGGTTGTCGGGCGTGACCATCGAAGGCCGACTGAAGCGCCTCACCGAATTCCTTGAAGCGCAGGATGCCGATCCCGAAAGCAAATTCGGGCTGGACACGACATGCGCTGCCGCTTGCACGAAGGTTTTCGTCAACGCCTTCCGCGCTTGGCTGAGCCAGCGCCCGGTAGAGTGGAAAAATAAGAACGGTGAAGTCACCGTTTCTCGCCCGCGCTCGCCTGCAGCGGTTGAAGCGGCCATCGCGCAAGTGATCGCCGTCCTCAATCACGCTGCCAATGCAGATCCGCCACGGTCGGACAAACGCCCAACCTATCGCCCGCTCTCTGCCGCGCTGGTGCAACGCAAGCGCCGCACGCGCATCGGCGTGCCCGAACTGGCCCAAATGCTGCAATATGCGGCAGATGCGGAGAAACCACGTGCCTCACTGCATGCCTTCCTGATCGGCACCCTCTGCACGATCGCGCGGCCCAGCTCCGTTGTGGACATCTCGGTGCAGCCTGCCCGTGAACAGTGGTGGCCCGGTTCTTCGACCATCGATCTCAACCCCGCCGGCCGCCGCCAGACCAAGAAATTTCGCGCGATGCTTCCGGTGCTGCCGCTGCTGGACGAATGGCTGCGCGCCGCGCATGCCGATTGGCTCGCCGTGGAAGACGGGCTGAAGCCGTCGCGCGGCTGGCTGGTCCACTATTATGGCCGGGGCGTTCAGGACGTCGACCGCGCATGGGACACGATGCTCCGCGCGCTCGACTATCCCACCGGACGCGAGTGGCGCTCCTATGTGCTGCGCCATAGCCTCGCGACCCTCTGCCGCAACCGCGGCGCCGAGCGCTGGGATCTGGAAGGCTTCATGGGCCACCGCTCCCCGTCGCAGACCGAAGTCTACGCAATGGGCGATTTCCCGTCCGTTCAGAAGGCGCTGCAGGGAATCATCGACGAAATCGACAAGCGGGCACCCGGCGTCCTGCACCGCGTCCACACCGGACCGCGCTGGTCTTTCCAAACCGGAAAGGATCAAAAAATGTCAGGATAA